ATCTAGGGTGATTCTAAACGCTGGGCGTGGTCAGATAATAGAGTCACCCGTAATGGAGCATAGAAAGGACTGAACAATGTCCAAACAGAAATCACGTACAGACGATGTGTTCTTCTCCGCCGCACAACTGCAATACCTTGAAACCCTGTTCCCGCAGGTGGTCTATGGGTCAACTACCCCCGAAGCCACTATGCGGCACTTCTTCGGGCAGCAGGCTGTCATAGAAGCTGTGAGGAACAGAACCCGGGGCCTCGTCGCAAGAACCATCAACACCGACTGTACTACGTAACCATTTACCGAAAGGTCAACAAATGAAATCCCCCCAGATCGACACCTCGGGCACTGAACGTGCCCAGCGGGCGATTGCCGAAGCTCAGGCTGCGGCGAACAACCTGCATAAGAACTTCCAAGCCGACCTGAAGACTGAGAACATGACGCAAGTTGTGGCCGGTGGCGGTGCTGAAGCTGCCACCCCTGAGTCCCCGCCTAAGCGGCGTCGTCCAGGTGGTGGCCTGTCCTCGCAACTCGGCATCAACGTATAATGCGAGGGGCTACTCACAAAGCCCTGTTCCACAAGTTCCGAGATACAACCGCCATAAGCCGCTGCGAGCAATACGCGAAGTGGACGCTACCGTACCTTATGGCCAACGTATCTGAGGTGAGCGCCAGAGGGCGTGTGGTGGTGGAGCGCGACTTCCAAGAAGTCGGGGCACTATTCACGAACAACCTCGCCAGCAAGCTCGCCCGTCTGCTGTTCCCAACACAGTACCCGTTCTTCCAAGCCGACGCCTCCAAGGCGTTCGCTGCCGCTGCTGCAAAGCGCGGGCTGGATGACACGGCGCTGCGTGCAATGTTCTCCCGGATGGAAATGGCCGCGAACAAGCGGTTGTTCCTGAACTCCGGTTACGCTGCACTGATCCTCGCAATGAAGCACCTGATAGTCACAGGTAACGTGCTTCTGCACCGGGACTCCAAGAAGGGCACGATCACGGCGTACGGCCTACAAAGTTTCGCCACGCGGCGTGACGGCACTGGGGAACTCATGGATTGCATCCTCCGCGAGTACACTACTGTCGAAGCTCTACCAGAAGAACTCCAATCCGTACTTCGCACTGCATCCGCATCGAAGTACGGACGACCCGAGCAGGTCGTGGAGAAGTACACCCGAATCCATCGCGAAACCCGTGGAGGTGTCGCAGGTTACTATGTCTCGCAAGAAGTTGACACGATCAGCGTCGGTGCGGCAAGCTGGTATCCCGCGAACCTGTGCCCGTGGATGTGTCCAACGTGGGTCTTGATCCCCGGCGAACACTACGGTCGCGGGATGGTCGAGGATTACGCGGGTGGCTTCGCCCGACTGTCAACACTGTCTGAGGCTGCGGCCCTGTACGGCGTGGAGATCATGCGGGTCGTGCACCTAGTAGGTGCAGGTGCTGGCAGTGATGTCGATGATCTGGCTGAGTCCGAGTCTGGTGAGTGGGTACGGGGAGACCCGAACTCCATCCAGGCTCATGAGTCAGGCGATGCGCAGAAGCTCGCGGCTGTCGAAGCCCAGCTTGAGCGCGTCGTGGGGCGACTGGCCAAAGCGTTCATGTACCAAGGTGGCACACGCGATGCGGAGCGCGTCACGGCGTACGAACTCCAGCGCGATGCGCAGGAAGCTGAGTATGCACTGGGTGGTGTGTACAGTACACTGTCTGGTGGCATTCAAGTGCCGATGGCGCACATTCTGTTGGTGGAAGTCTCCGACTTGGCCCTCACCGGGCTAATCGCCGGGGAACTAGCCCCAGATGTGACCGCAGGCATCCCGGCCCTTGGCCGCGCCAGCGATGTGCAGAACCTATTAGTGGCAGCGCAGGAACTCAGCGCAGTGCTACCAGTCACGCAACTCGACAAGCGAATCAACCCGCGTAAAGTCGTTGACATCGTGTTCTCAGGTCGCAGCATTGACACATCGGCCCTGTTCTACACACCGGAAGAACAGCAAGCAAACGCAGAGGCTGAACAAGCCCAGCAAGCCGCACAGCAGAACCTGCTGGCCGCTGACACACTGGCAAGTCAGTCCAAACAACTCGCAACTTTGACAGGAGCTTAAACCATGCCCGCCACCAACGTACCAACCAGCGGCTTCAATGCACCTCCGGCAGCAGGCCCTGCGCCCGTCCCGCAGGTTCCGCATCAGGGCTTCCAAGTCCCTCCCGCTGGCGATCCTCCCCACCTGCCGAACCAAGGCAACCCTATCGTGGCACCGAATCAGAGCCCCGGTTGGGTTCAAAATCCTGGGCAGCAACAGCCTGTACAGCAACCCGCAGCCCAGCAACCCGCAGACCTTAACAATGTCGTGGCCCTGCTGCAAGCTGCACTCGCAGGTCAACAGCCTGTCACCCCGCAAGCGCCTGCTGCCCAGCAGCCACAAGCTGACGCGATTCGCCCGAACTGGATGCAGTCCAGCGCCAACGAATTCGACGTGAACTCGATCAATGATCCGATCATCAAGTCGATGGCGACCGTGCTGCAAACCGCTGGCAAAGACCTCGACCTCGACCGCGTGTTGGGTAAGGCCCTGGCCTTCGGCGACCCGGCTCTGGTTGATCTGGCGTACCTACGCGATGCCGGTGGCCCGCAAGCCACCCAACTAGGTGAGATTGCAAAGGGCATCGTGCAAGCTGTGAATGCCAAGGCCGAGGCCGTGACGAACGAGGTTTACAACTCGGTCGGCGGTGAGGCTGTGTGGCACTCGTCTGTCGCTGCGTTCAATCAGTCTGCGCCGCACGAACTCAAGGTCACTATAGCTCAGATGCTTGACTCCACGAACGAGAACTTCATCAAGGCAGGTGCCAAGATCGTCGCCGAGTTTGGCCGGAGTTCTGGCCTGATCCCCCAGCATGGCGCACCATTGCTGAACTCTGCCTCTGCCGGTGTGCAGGGTCAAGGTCTGACTCGCGAACAGTTCCAAGCTGAACTGCGCAAGATCGACCCGAACTCCCCCGGCTTCGAGCAATCCCGTGAGGCCCTGTTCGCCCGCCGTGCCCTTGGCAAGCGCTCCGGCCTGTAACCCATCTTGAAAGGAAACAACAATGCCTCTCGCAACCAATACCGACACCACTGCGGAACTGCGCACCCTGTACAACGCCGTTCTGAAGCTGGGGGTCATGCTGCGCCAGTACGATGACGGCAGCGCCACTGGTGGTGCCAACGCCAAGCAGGGCCGCTTCACCGAAGCTGAAATCGACGCGCAGATCACCGCTGTCACTGCGGCCATCACCGCAGTCAATGCCTGATGAATAGTCCGCCGCACACCGTGGCGGGCGCCATTTTACAAACGGAAGGAAACAACAATGCCTAATACCCCGTACAACGCCACCATGTCCCGCGCCCACTGGGCTGGCTCTAACGCCGATCTGGACATCCACCTCGAAGCCTACGAAGGCGAAATCGAAGGTTCATTCCGCGTCGAGTCCCTGTTCCGCTCCAGTGGCCTGACCAATTTCAAGACCGTCGCAGGTCGCTCGAACACTTGGCGCGGTGATCGCGTTGGCGGTGCGACTGTGAAGGGTCGCAAGGCCGGTGAAGCTCTCGACCCGACTCGCATCGTGAACGAGAAGCTGCTGATTACCGTGGATACCACGAGCTACATCCGCACGCCTGTCGACTATCAAGACGACTGGACTGCACCGGACTTCCAAGCCGAATACTCGGCTGAACACGGATCAGCACACGCCAAGGCGTTCGACCAAGCGCACCTGATCCAACTGATCAAGGCAGGCACGTGGGTCGCCCCTGACAGCCTGAAGGCTTCCGGCGCGTTCTTCGACGGCATCGCAGTGACCTTGACCGGCTACAACACACAAGTTGCGCTGGGCACCGATGCAGGTAACGAAGCCGCTGCCGCCATTCTGGTGCAGCGTCACAAGGAAGCTCTGGCGACCTTCGTGAAGCGTGACCTCGGCGGCTCACTGGCCGAGTTCGTCACCCTGATGGAACCCGACACCTTCAACGTCCTGCTCGACCACAAGAAGCTCATGAACGTGGACTTCCAAGGCGGCAACGGAGACAACAACTTCGCGGCTCGCCGTGTGGGTTGGCTGAACGGCATCAAGGTCATCGAAACCCCGCGTTTCCCGACCTCGGCCATCGCCTCGCACTTCCTCGGCCCCGCGTTCAACGTGTCGGCTGCTGAAGCCAAGGCCCGCATGGTGATCTTCCACCCGCGCAAGACGCTGGTGACTGTCGAAGCACAGGGCATGGTTGCCCGCGTGTGGGACGACAGGGAGAACTTCGCGAACGTGCTGGACTCGTACTGCATGTACACCGTGGGTCTGAAGCGCGGCGACTGCGTGGCAGTTCTGTCCATCGAGTAATCAACTAGGGCGACATCCGTAAGGGTGTCGCCCTTTTTGTATTGAAGGAGCGCACATGAAACTACTGGACGCGGTAAACCTAGTCCTCCCGAAGCTCGGGGAACGTCCCGTGACCTCGTTGGAAGTGAAGCACCCGACCTTAGCGGTGCTCCTGCCAATCATCGAGCAGACTCAAATCAACACCCTCCAACGTGGTTGGTGGTTCAACGAGTACGAATACACGGCATACCCGAACGTGCAAGGCGAAATCTACATCGGCGCGGGTACCTTGTCGTTTGTGCCTGATTACGCGGGTACTGCCGTCATCCGGGGGCAGCGCTTGTTCAACCCGAAGACCTTGACGTACGTGTTCGACTCGCCCGTGAGGGGCAAGCTGATTCAGAACGTGGTGTTCGATGAACTCCCAGAATCTGCCGCAACGTACGTGTTCTACTCTGCACTGATAGAAGCGTACACAACCGACCTCGGCGTGACGCAGGAACTCCAAATCTGGCAAGGGCTTGCTGCCCGCGCTTGGAGCGACCTGCTGGCCGAGCATCTGCGTCAACGCAAGCACTCCACACGGAAGTCGCGGCGCTGGCGTCAACTCGTTAGCGCAATGCAAGGATAAACCATGAGCACTTACGAAGCCGCGTACAAGTCCCTGCTGCAAGGCGTTTCTCAGCAACTGCCAGAGGAACGCCTGCCGGGACAACTGACCGCACAGGTCAACATGGTGTCCGACCCTGTGACGAACCTGCGCCGCCGCCCTGGCGTCGTGTTTCGTAAGTCGTGGGCATGGGCATCCGCCGACTACGAGCACTCGCTCGGGTGGTTCACCGACATCGCAGGTTCGCGTGTGAACATCCTGCTGAACACGAACACCGGGAACATCCGCATTCTGGATGAGCAATTCAACGAGGAAGCCAGCCTGAGTGGCGGCGCGTACCTCGTCAACGCAGACCCGACCCGCATCCGTGCGTCGTCGGTGGGTAACGAGTTCTTCCTGTGTAACGTGGACAAGCAGCCTGTTGTACAATACGGCACGGCCGATCCGAACCCAGCGAACTCCGGGTTCTTCTACGTTGTATCCGGCGCGTTCGGTAAGGGGTACAGCGTGAACATCGTGCACGGTGACGGTAGTATTACAGCGAGTTACACCACACCCTCCGGTACAGGTTCCGGTGATGCTGCACTCGCAACCCCGGAGTACATAGCCGAGCAGCTATACAACCAGCTTGCCACCGGCAGCTTCAGTGATGTCCGCATCACCGGGGTGAACGGCACGGCCACCGGGCGCGTGTACGACTTCCAACTGCAAGAAAACATCGGCAGCAGCCTCACACCAGACTGGGTGAACCGTACGCCCACGTTTGAAATGACCGCAGCGCGCATAGCAGCC